GTGTATATTATATATATGAATATAGGAGATAAAACAAACAAACTGACATTAGTCAAACACACATCAATAATAAAATCAGGTAATAGATTTTATAAGACGGGTATATTTATGTGTGAGTGTGGTAACGAGAAGATGCTTATAGTACAAAATGTTGAGAGGAACAATACTAAATCCTGTGGATGTAACTACAAGATTGGTAATAAACATAAGAGATTGGGTATGAAAAAAGATTATGGTAAAATTTAAAATAGAAGATAAACAATACGAGATACCTGAACTAATGACGATAGGTCATTATGTTAAGATGTATAAGTTAAAAGATTTATTCTCGGATGATTATTACGCAGCCAAGTTGGTGAGTTTATTTACAGGAGCACCTGTTGAAGATTTATTAGAAACAGATTTTGAGAAGGTTAATTATTTAGCATCAGAAATTGTAAAACTAATACCAACAGAAAGACCCAAGTTTAAAGATAGGTTTGATTTAGATGGAATAAGTTATGGGTTCTTCCCCAAGTGGGAGGACTTATCGTTCGCAGAATATGTGGATATGGACACTATCAGTACCAAGAAAGAAGATGAGGTATTAGATATGTTACATATCTTATGTGCAATAATGTATAGACCAATTATTAGTGAAAGGTCCCATCATGATTTTGAGATTGAGAAATATGATGTTAAGAACATGCAGAAACGGGCTGAACTGTTTAAGAATAAATTAGATGTTGGTGTCATATTATCGGCACAGTTTTTTTTTATCAATTACGCAAACAGATATTCAAATTATTTCCAGCTGTCTTTGACTCCGAGATTGCCAATATGGATGAGGATAAAGCTCGTATGGAGTTTGAGGAAGATTATAATGAGCGCTCTTTTCAATCGGTCTATGGCTGGTTCATTGTCGTCAATAAATTGGCTGGAAATGATTTTACAAAACACGAGTACATCTACGAAAAAACGGTGGTGGAAGCTCTAAACCAACTATCCTTTTTAATAAACTACGACCAAGAGCAAGAAAGAATTATGAAACAAGCTCGTAATTCATAATACGCTTTTGGTTTTTTTATATTTACTAATATGGTGAACTACAAACAGATTATTCAGGATTTAAGTGGTATAGCTTATTATAACCCACAGATTAATTCTTTTGGTTATGGTGATATTACCCAACTTACAATGGATATAGAGACCAAACAGGAACCTGTATATATGAAAATGTATGTGGTACCAGGTCAAACTGTATTAGCACAGAATAGATTGGACTATAATTTCTCTATTATTATATGTGATATTATCAACGCAGACCTATCCAATCAGGAAGATGTTATGTCTGACACATTGGAAACGGTTAAAGATGTATGGACAATACTATATCAATCATATACAGCAACATTCGGTGGATTCAGTATAGATTATGAACCATTATGGAATAGTCCTGCTGAACCATTCTTGGAAAGATATGAGACACTATTAGGTGGATGGACCTTGAACATAACAATAGAACAACCGTTTGACTACAATACTTGTGTATTACCAATATCAGGATTAACATTACCAACATCGGTGAATGAAGTTAATTACAAATTAATATTGGATGATTTAAAAGAGATAGCAAGAGCACACGAACAGATTAACTCATATGGGTTTGGTGATGTAACACAATTAACATTAGATATAGAGACCAAGAAAGAACCATTATATACGAGGATGTATATTGTACCAGGTCAAACAACACTGGCACAGAATGAAATGATATATAACTTTCAAATAATAATATCAGATATAGTGGAAGATGATTATTCAAATCAACGAGATGTGATGAACGATGGTTTAGAAATTTGTAAGGATGTATTTACAGTATTGTATTTGAGTGAGTATGAATGTAATTGGAACGCAACGTGTGACCCATTCCTTGAAAGATTTGAAACGGTACTTGGAGGATGGACAATGAACTTACAAATAACACAACCATTTGATTATAACAGATGTGTTCTTCCTGAATTACCATTTATAACATCAGGTAGAAAATGGTATGAGTTGGCAGAATTATGGAACACAATATCAACAGCGTGGAAAAATATATAAAACAAACAAAAAAAATATAACATGGGTCAATTAAATAATTTATACGTATCAAGTTCCTATCAAGGTCTATTAAAAATGACCGATAGTTCTAATGGTTTAACAAATTCATTACAAACAATACAAACAGGTGATGGAAGTAATAGTCCATTACAAATGAGTTTAACTGAAGTGAACATATCAGGTTCATTCTATATCAATAATGTTCCTATCTCAAATGGTTCATCAGGTACATCAGGTACGAGTGGTGTTAATGGAACCAATGGTTCAAGTGGAACGAGTGGGGCTTCAGGTAGTTCAGGTTCAACAGGTAGTGGTGGAACATCAGGAACAAGTGGAAGTTCTGGTACGTCAGGTTCTAACGGTACCGATGGTAGTAGTGGTACATCAGGTTCATCAGGTAGTGATGGTTCAACAGGTTCATCAGGTACAAACGGAAGTAGTGGTTCATCAGGAACATCGGGTAGTGATGGTAGTAGTGGTAGTTCAGGAACATCAGGTAGTTCAGGAACCGATGGTTCATCAGGTAGTAACGGTAGTGATGGAAGTTCTGGTACATCAGGTAGTAACGGTACAGACGGTACATCAGGTTCTAATGGAACGGATGGTACTAGTGGTTCTTCAGGAAGTTCAGGAACAGATGGTACGTCAGGTAGTTCTGGTACCGATGGAACATCAGGAAGTAATGGAACAGATGGTACGTCAGGTTCTAATGGAAGTGACGGAACAAGTGGTTCTTCAGGAACAGATGGTAGTAGTGGAAGTAGTGGAACAGATGGAACTAGTGGTTCATCAGGAACCGATGGTACATCAGGTAGTTCAGGTTCAACAGGTAGTAGTGGAACGAGTGGTGATAGTTTATTTGCACTAACAGGTTCAATATGGAACACAACAAACAATGTAGGTATAACAGGTTCATTATTAATAAGTGGTTCAGAACCATTTGATTTAATCGTTACAGGTAGTGGAAGGTTTGTTTCACAAGACGCGTTAGCAATATTAACAATGTCACCTAGTTCTTTTAATGTTGATTCAACTCAAAAACAATCAACACCAGCGGAAGGATATATATTTGGACCAACTGGTAGCAACGCACAATTTTATTTAGGAGTATATGATTATCCTAATTTAAACACAGATGTTGAATTAAATATAAAAGTAGATAGTAGTAATGGTATATCATTTAAGGATTGGGATAATGTATTTGCGTTAGATTATGTTCCATTTATGACTGTAGCACCTAATTTAGGTAATAATCCAGCACCACAATTTACAAGAGGATTAGATATTACAGGTTCAATTAATATTGGTGATGTTGTTGACTATACAACAATATCATATACTAATGTAGGTGATAAATTATCATTAGGAAGTTCAAATATAGAAATACAGAACGTACTTAAAACACCAGTAATTAATGATTTAGGTTACGGTGATTTAGAAATTTCCAGTAATACTGCTTTAAGATTAAGAGGTACTGGAGTTTCAATATCAAGTAATAATGATATAATAAATGTTACAGGTTCAGTTAAAATAACAGGTTCATTAAAAATTAGTAATATACCTTCAGGTTCAACATCACCAAATTATGTAACATGGAATAGTTCATCGTTACAATTAGAATATGTAACAGGTTCAGGTGGGTCAGGTACTTCAGGAACGAGTGGAACAAGTGGTGATAGTTTATTTGCACAGACAGGTTCATATTGGGCTACAACAAATGACTTACAAGTAACAGGTTCATTAAGTGTAACAAACATAATAGGAACAGGTAGTTTATTCTTACAACCAAATCAAGGTGATGTAAGATTTGTAGAAATATATAACACATCACCAACCGACACACACATCACAGCAAGTGGTGGTCAAATATTTTTGGGTGATGATGTAACGTATGTTAAGGTTGATAATTACGGTTCAGTTGAACGTATTGATATTGTAGCAGGTAATGAATTAGTAGTTTCATCATCAGTAATAAATCTTTCAGGTTCATTACATCAATCAGGAACATTCTATCCTGACCAAATTGACTTTATTAATAGTTCAATTCAATTAGGAACAGGTTCATATGTTTTAACAACAAATACATCAGGTGTAACTCAATACGACACATACGCAAATATAGCGGATGCTTTAAGTCCATATATTTCAAGTAATAGAGATGGATTAATAACAACAGGTTCAGTTAATACAACACAATTTATATCAGGTTCATTAACAGATTTTGGTGGTAATATATTTATTGCACAATCAGGACAAACAGTACCATTTAGAATAACAGGTTCAGAAGCAGGTGGTAATATTATAATGGGTTTAGGTAATGACCCAAACGCACCTCAATCACAATTAACAGGTAGTTGGAGTATTACAGGTTCCAATAATATTATAATGAATGGGTTAATACCTGATGAAAATTATAGTTTTGATCTAGGATTTAAAGCGTATTTAAGTGGTAGTAATAATATTTTATTCGGACAACCATCAACACAAAATGGTATATTAGTTTCAACATCATCTGTGATGTTACCAACGATGAATAGTAATATATTGGGTGGATATGTTGGTTTAGGATTTACATCATCATCATTAGCAAAACCAACTTTTAGTAATAATTTTAGTTTGGGTAATAATTCATCAATTTATATAGATCACCCATCTGGTTCGTTAAATATGACTGGTAATGGTAACATAGGTTCGCTTATTTCAATAGCAAATAGAACAACATTAGGATTAAATACAACTATTAGTAATAATGTTTTTACTAACTCCACACAATTAAGTCACAATAGTTCATCAATAACTTATCAAGGTAATTTAGGTGGTGGTATAACTGTTTCAAATAACTATTCATCATCAGTTTCAACAGCGGTAAATAATATTACAGTAAATCAAAACACATTTGGTGGTGTAGGTAATACACTTACAGTTTCAGGTTCTAATAGTGGAACAAGAAGAGCATTTGGACAAAACATTATTTATGGTAGAAGTAATGAAGTTAATAGTATATATAGTGGTTCATTTACAGGTGGTCATTTAGTTGCAACCACAATATTGGGACAAAACTTAATTGTTTCAGCGTCACACACATCAACAACAATAGGTGGTTCAACATTCGTTGGTAGGTTTAACGCAACAGGTTCATTACAAGAAAGTTCACAAGACACAGTATTTGTTGTGGGAACAGGAACAGGTGCAGGTAATAGAAGAAACGCTTTAAGAATTGATAGTAATAATAACTCAAACTTTACAGGTTCAGTTAATGTTTCAGGTTCAGTTAATGTTTCAGGTTCAGTTAATATAACAGGTTCATTAAGTGTTAATGGTTCATCAGTAGTTACAGGTTCAGTTGTTACAGATAGAACTGGTTTAATCACCACAGGTTCAGCAACAACATATCCAACACAAACAATATATGGTTCTTTACAAATTAGTAGTGGTTCATTATGGGCAAAAGGTAGAAACTCACTTAATAATTTGGCTTATGGTGAGTTTGCGTTAGCGAGTATAACAACAGCAAATAGTAATACAGGTTTAGGTAATAACGCTTTAGGTTCAGCAACAACAGGTGGTGGTAATTTAGCTGTAGGTGGTGCCTCTTTACCTAATATGACGACAGGACAAAATAATGTCGCTATTGGAAACCAATCACAATTAAATAATATATCAGGTTCAAATAACACAGCAATTGGAGCAAATACATTACAGAATAATGTAGCAGAATTTAATTTAGCAATAGCAACAGACGCCTTAAAAAATAATACCACAGGTGGTTCTAACATTGCTATTGGTGATGCTGCTTCATATCAAAACACGACTGGTTCAAATAATATATCAATCGGAAAAAATACATTATTTTCTAACACAACAGGTGTTGAGAACCTTGCAATTGGTGCCGGTGCTTTAAGTAATAATGTAAGTGGTTCAGGTAATATTGCTATTGGTAGAAATGCTGGTAGTGAAGAAACAGGTGACAATAATTTATATATAACTAATCAATCATACGGTTCACTTAACGATGCAAGAAGTGGGTCTATTATATATGGTAAAATGGATGGTACCACAGCAAACCAAACATTACAGATTAACGCAGCAACTAATGTAAAAAATAATTTAGTTGTTACAGGTTCATTATCTGTAAGTGGTTCAAATACTTTTATTGGTAATACAACTATTACAGGTAGTTTATTTGTTTCAGGTGTTGTTCAAGCGTGGGGTCCTGGATATGACTTTGAATTTGGAACATACAGCGATGATTTTTTAGGAGGGGCTTTTAATTTGGCCCCTGATAAATCTATTTCCAGACTTGAATTTGGTGCTAATGTAGAAAGCGATATTGAAATGTTTGCAAATGGTGGAAACTATGACACATTACAAATTTCAGTCAATAACTCAAATAGTGGCTCACTATTTAAGGATTTACCATCAGGTGGTGATTATGAAACTTGGATGCAAGTAGGAACATCAGCAAGTCCTGCATCATTAGGTGATATTACTTTATATAGAAACACAAACATAAGTGGTTCATTAAAAGTAACAGGTAATGTAATGTTTGCGTCAGGTTCAAATAAAACAATGGGAACTGCACTACTTGATGGTGGAAACCCTGGTACTGTAACGGTTTCTAATAGTTTAGTTACAGCTAATAGTTTAATATTCTTAACCAAACAAACTTTAACCAACGCACATATGGTTGCAGTAAGTTCAAAAGGTAGTGGAACATTTACAATAACATCAAATGGTAATGGTGACGCAGACACAGTTGCTTATCAAATTATAAACCCTGCGTAATGGATATAGAAACTATAACAACTATAATGGATGATGTGTTGAAAGGAGTATTGGACCTTGATGAATATCCCTATTCAGCAAAACGACCATTTGGAACTGGCAATAAAGTTGCTTCAGGTTCTTTACGTGCGTCCATTATGGTAGTACCCACATCAAAAAAAGGTGTTATTAGTTTCCAAATATTCGCTAATGATTATTTCCAATGGGTACAATCAGGTCGTGCTAAAGGAAAGAAAGGTGTTCCTATTGATGCAATATTAGATTGGATGAACGCAAGGGGAATATTTGCAACAGATGTAAGTAATGTAAAATACAAATCACTACAATCACAAGTTTCTACGGCGTATATTATCAACAGGTCAAGAATAAAGAAAGGAAAGAAAGCACTACCCATGAAAGTATTACTTGATTGGATAAAGGAAAAGAATGTAAGGTTTAATATAGATTTACAAAAAGGTATGGCGTTTGCAATACAACGAAATATAAAAGAGTTTGGTATTTTACCAGCAGATATAGAAGATAAATTTTATAATAAATTAGAAGGAAGTACCGTGTTTATGGATGCGTTGGAACAATATACGTTTGAACAATTTGTAGATATGGTAGATAATATTTTTATAAGCACAAAAATAGAAACAATATGAGTTTTGGTTACCCACAATTATACGCAAACGGATTAAATAATAATACCCAATTAAGAAGATCTACCGATATGGTATATCAACGAGGTGGTAATTATAATATAGTTCTAACAGGTTCAACATACGAAGATGATATGGAGATGGATGTAGATTTATATGGAGATGGAACTAAAGTAGGAAGAATGAGTTTAGTACCTTATAACACATCATTATCAGGTGGAACTTATTATTATTATTTTAATTTAAGACCATATAACTATATGTCTAATTATGTTCAGTCAGAACATTTTCAATACTATTGGTTAAACAACTGGTACTCAACAACAAATACAATTAATATTAATAACCCATATCCAAATATTATTACAGCAAATTATAAATATGGATATAGATATGTTAATTCAAGTGGAACAACTATAACAGAATATAGTGGAGGTACACCAACAAATGATTTAAACCATTTTACAAACATACCTAACTGTGTTACAGCAACAGGATTTACAGCATCAGGATTTACAAACACAGGACAATATTTTGATTATATCGGTGGTCAATTTCAAATGTTAGAGAATAAATATATCCTTCCAAATTTTGACCAAGAGATTGGTAGTGTAATGGGAACAGGATTAACAATTAATACATTAGATAATAATAGAAGATTATCACCCATATCACAATACATGATGGACTATCCAAGTGTACCTGAAGCAAGTGAGACAGCAAGATTTTTAACTGATGCACCAAGAATCCAATATATACAACCTGAAGAAAATTATGTATTATATTACTTAAACGGACAATCAGGAGACAGAATGGTTATAGAAGCAGACTACGCAGTTTTTACTTTATATGATGAGACAAATACTCAATTATCAACTAATGGGTTTTGGTCACAAGAATTAAACTTTAGTGGTACAACATACGCATCACCAACAGGTTATACGGACACATTACAACCATTTGCTCTACCTTGTGGACCTGCAGATATATCAAATATATTCTTATCAGGTCAAACATGGGAGAATGTGGCTTATTATACGGTTCAATTATTCTATTCATTCCCAACAAACAGTGCAAGTAGAGCGTCAGTAGGACCTGTTGGTCCTGTAAGTGAGACATTCTATTTCTATTTATACGATAATTGTCTTCCACAAAATACAAGAGTATGTTTTTTAAACTCAAAAGGTGGGTTTGACTACTTTACTTTTAAGGCTTATAGACAAGACACCAAGAAAATTAAGTCACAATCATATAATAGTAGGTATTTTTCAACAGATAATTCAGGACCAGACATAAATTTTGGTAGAAATGTGAAGACATTTGGAACAGATGTTGACCAAGAGATTGTAGTTGAATCAGATTTTATTAATGTGGCAACAGGAAAATGGTTAGAACAATTATTTATGTCACCACAAGTGTATGAAGTTAAACCTAATTACGTTTCACCAATGGATAGACAAGATAAAATATATATGGATTTAAGACCATTACAAGTTTTATCAACTGAAGTACAAACAATTACTAAAAAACATCAGAAGTTAAATAAATATAAAATAACATTTAAGTCAGGAGACACGTTCTTTGCTAATCAAGGATTTTAATATATGAGTCAACAACAAACAATATTAAGGGTACAGACAACTGTACCACATTTAACAATTACTGGTGAAACACAATATGTAAATTTAGATTTATATGCTGATATTCCAATTAAGATTAATAAATCATTTGCGGAGTTACAAGACATATCAAAAAAGAACACGGACTTTTCTGTAAATCTTTCTTTACCTGGTTCTAAAAAGAACAATAGATTTTTTGAGAGTTTCTTTAATGTGGATGTGGAAGGACTTTATTTCTTTAGTAATAAAAAGACACCTTGTGATGTGTTGATAGACAGTCAAATTTTTTTCAATGGTTACATGAGATTAAATAAAGTAAATGTATTAGATAGTAAGGTAGAATATGATGTGACTTTATTTAGTAGTGTTGCAAACTTATTTGGAGATATAGGAAACAACTTATTAAAAGATTTAGATTTTAATGACACTACATATACATTCAATCATACATTTAATTTAAATAACGCAGTTGAACCATACCAAGATGAGGAAACTAATTTTGGTTTAAATCAAGAAGCACCGTATCTATATTTTTATCCATTGGTTCATAATGGTTATGAATATTCAGGGTCAACACTTAACTTGAGTGGTGGAACACCTGACGAACAAACAAGGTTCTATACATCAACAGGACCTATATCAGCGTGGACAAGTAGTGGAGCAATGTACGCAGCAGGTGTTCAAAATTATAAAATTAATTCACCTGGCGAAGGAATATTTGACAACCAATTAAAACCCGCTTTAAGTATGTGGGGTTTATTGAGATTAATATTTAAGACATACGGATATACAATTACATCTGACTTTATGAACACACCTTGGATGAAGACCTTATATATGTATGGTTACTTTAGTTCAAGTGCAACAAAATTCAGTTATAGTTTAAGTACAATAGAATATCTTCCAAGAGAAGGTGTTGAATTAATATATAGTGGTAGTCAAACTTATGGAACACCATTGAGTATTATAATTTGTAAAAGAGGTACAGGCATCCCATGCTATTGTTCTGAAACAATTAATTATGGGTTTGCTAATATGTTCCCTTATAGTGAATATGGTTCAATAGCAACAGGATTAAGTGGAGTAACTATTAATGCAGTATATGGATTTGATTTTGGTTTCCCTGTTGATGGTGTACCCGTGGCAGACATAAGTACATTAAGATATTTTCCAACAGCAGTAGGAACACCAATTATATTTCAAGAAGATGATGCAGTTAATTTTAGTTTAGTAATAGACCAAAATATAAAACAGATAGATATTATATCTTCTATAGCCAAGAAATTCAATTTGGTATTTATACCTGACCCAACTAATCCATACAATGTTATTATTGAACCTTATTCTTATTATATTGGAACAGGTGTGGTACATGATTGGACGGATAAATTATCATACGATAAAGGATTTTCAGTTGAACCAGCGTTGAATTACATTGCAAGTAACTTAATTTTTACAGACCAAGAGGATGGAGATTATGGAAATAAAGAATTTAAAGATAGAGAGAAACAAGTTTATGGAACACAATTATTTTATGGTCCAACTGATTTTAAATCTGAAACAGAAATTACAGAAACAATATTCTCACCTGAAGTATTAAGACAATGGGACACAGCTGACCAACCAAATAACGGTGGTATATTATTACCATTGGGAATTAATTATGTTGGTTCATCAACAACGGAATCTGTGGGTGGTAATAGTCAAACATATTATGCTTATAGGGGATTAAAAACAAAACCAAAACTATTTTGGTTCTTGGGTTGTCATAATATGTTTTTGGACACATTGGGTGAGGTATATGAAAATACATTATATAATACATTTAACATAAGTGTTAATTCATCAGATGACACAACTGGTATAGCTTTATTAACTGCACCAATTATATCACACACCATGCCAATGGGTATGGCTGATGATGATAAGATTAATAATGATAGTGCGTGTATATTATTTAGTTCTGAATTTCCAATAGATATTGGGGTTCAAACATATAATGTATATACAGAAAATGATGCTTATAATCTATTTTATGAAAATAGAATAAGTAATTTATATAACTCAAATACAAGATTTGTTAGTGGATTTTTTGATTTAAAATATTCAGATGTTATTAATTTAGAACCAAAAGATATTATTAAAATACAAGAACAATTCTTTTATGTTAATAAAATACAAGAATATAATTTAGTTAATAGAGAATTAACAAGGGTTGAATTGGTACAAACTAATTTAAATCCACAAACATATCCAACAAGATATTTCAAATATCAATATTGTGATTATGAGTCAACAGGTGGATGTACATTTAAAATTGCTACTGACTTTACTAATCCTAATTTAAGAGACACAAGTTTTGGTTGGAGTATATTTTATGACCAAATGATGGGAACATTACCTGCTGTAACAACAGGATTTACAACTTCTTTTAAAGATGTACATACAGGTGTTGCAAGTTATGCTGTTCCATTTACAATAAGTGAAATTACTGAAAATGAATATGATAATTCAGGATATATAGATTGGACTAACGACACAATGTTGGAACACGTTTGGAATTATGTAAATCCTGTATTTCCAAATACAGTATATGCGTTTGGTTTAGGTCTTCCATCATTTTGGAATGGTAGTGGTTATACAGGATTAAATTTATTTACAAATTGTACTGAATTTGATAATACAGCAACAACATTTGGTATATTAGTAGGTCCATCAGATTATTATGGTTCATGTGTTACACCAACTCCTACACCAACTAATACACCAACTCCTACTAATACTCCAACTGTAACACCAACTAATACACCAACAGGAACACCAACACCTACACCAACTCGTGTACCAGTAGGACAATGTTATTGTTTCCCTATTGTAGTAACAGGTACTACACAACCACCACCTGAAGGTGGAACAATTGCAACATTACAATATAACGATTGTTTTGGTGTATTAACTGCACGTGCTTTTTCAGTAGGACCAGGAACATATTATCAATGTATCCAAGTTGTAAGTAGTGTAGTTCAATATGACCCAATCGGAACAACAGGTATTGACCAATCTTATTTAACATTAACTTATTTAACAGGTAATTGTAACACAGGTTATGATTGTTCAGGATATGTACCATCAGGTTCAACACCAACACCAACACCAACACCAACTCCAACAAATACTTCTACACCAACACCTACACCTACACCAACATCAACTAATACTCCTTTATTTACTGGTTCAGGATATTTTGGTTCAACTACTAATGATGCTTGTTCAGGATCAATTAGTGGTATTAGTGCTAATTTTACAGGTAATACAACAAGTTTCTGTTCATCAACTTATTTCACGGGTAATACATTTGCTTATCAATCAAGTGGAACATATTATTTACAATATGGTGGAAATTACCAACAAATATCAATAACATTTGGTAGTGATGTTGGAGAAGTAATAGGTGCTGGATGTTCTGCTTGTCCAAGCCCAACTCCTACACCTACAGCATCACCTGCAGGACCTACATACAACTATTATGATGTAACTAGATTTGATTGTCCAAGTTGTACTAACCCAACTTATTCATTGGTTGCAAGAAATAATACAACAGGTGGAACATTAATAACTTCACACTATTATAATAATGGAGATGGTTATGTATATAGAATTGATGGTTATAATGCAGGACCAAGTTATACAATAGATTTAGATGGTTCAGCAACACAAGGAACTAACTGTGCTGGAACATGCGCAATATAAAAAAAATAAATTATGACAGCAAGAGTATATCCTTCACAACAAGACACATATTTAACAGCAATAGGTTCGTTGTTGGTTACATATGATGAACAAAATCAAACAAGTATTATTTCTAAACTTCAATGTTTTGTTAATACTGTAGAAAGAAAATTAATATATGATAATAATAATAGTTTATATTCAACTTTTTTATCCAATGGAGATATAGTTAGAATATTAGTAACAACAACAGCTAATAATAATGAAATAAATGTAACAAGAAGGGATTATACAACAGACGACCAAGGTGGAGACATGGGAATTAGAGATGTATATATAACAGGAGTTACTGGTAATTCACCAACAACTTTAGAAGTTACATTTACAGTTTCACCAATTTCACTTGATTATAATTTTGAATATTTGGTTAATGCAATTGTTCAATACCCACCAACTCCTACGCCTACTAATACTCCTACACGAACACAAACACCAACCCCAACAAAAACACCAACTAATACACCTACTCCTACAAAAACACCAACTAATACACCTACAAGAACACAAACACCAACACCAACAACCACTAATACATTAACACCAACTAATACACCTACACCAACACAAACACCAACTAATACACCAACTGTAACTCCAACAAATACTGTTACACCAACTAATACTAATACTCCTACACCGAGTATAACACCGACATTATCACCTGTAGAAAGAACTGTTAATTTAACATCAGATGGTAGTGGTCTTACTTGGACTGTACCTAATGGTGTTAGTTCAATAACCGTTGAATGTTTTGGTAAAGGTGGTAATGGAGGTAGTGCAAATGTTGCACTTTTTTTTAGTTGTGGAAATAATATAGCAGGAGGTGGTGGTGGAGGAGGAGCTTACGCTAAATCAACTTTATCTGTAGTTGGTGGTACAACATATTCATATCAAGTTGATGGTGGTTCACCTGGTGTAACTAGTACTTGGTTTGGTAGTGAAACAACAGTTGCAGCAGATTCAGGAACTAATGGAGTTACACCATCAAGTTGTGCTTCAAGAGCTGGTGCAGGTGGTAGTGGAGGTTTAGCTTCATTATCTTATGGAGATATAAAATATAATGGAGGTAGCGGTGCTGCTGGTTTTACAGGTTCAGGTACCGATTATAGTGGTGGTGGTGGTGGTTGTGCAGGTACTACTGGTTCTGGAAATAGTGCATCCGCACAAAATAGAGGTGCTTATAAAGCAGATGATGGGGGTGCTGGCGGTAATGGTCGTATTACACTTGGAAGTGGTGCAGATGGTAGTTTTGTTGGTGGAGGTGGAGGTGGAGGTTTTTGTAATGCAAATACACAATCAGGAGCAGGTGGTGCTGGTGCACAAGGATTTATAAGAATAAAGTATTTCTTATAATGTTTCAACACACAATAAACAATAATTTATATTTAATAATATGAGTAGAAAATATATAATACAGTTAGACAGTAGCAATTTCGTATTTCCAAACAACACATTGGCGGAATATGATGTTGAGATTGTACAAGACATAAACGATAATAGTGTAAGTGGAACGATAAGTAATTTTACTGGTACATCAATAGCGTCAACAGGAATGACTTTTACTCATAATTGGGATTGGGCAAGAAATGGTGCTGATGTGTTTATATCGGCATCAGGTAATATTCATCTATTATCAGTCCATATGTTGGCTGCTGGTCAAACCTATTATAAACCTTGGAGATGTGTGGATATTATAACAAGTGGTACAACAGGGTCATCAACCTATTCGGGGTCAAACACGGTCACCGTAACCCCATCCATGATGGGTTTAACAACGTTCATAACAGGGACATATTATTTTGAGGTAAGAATGATAGGATTAAAGTCAATTTATCCGATATGTCAGACACTTTCAATAACGGTTTAGTAAAAAATATAGATATATGATAGTAGTAATAAATGGAGTAGAAACAGAAATTAACGATTCACTATTTAGTTATGGTGAAATGATTAAGAAAAGAGACGAAATAAATTATATTGGTATAGATTTTTCATCAATCAATTACTTGAAAGGTGATAAGAATATATTAAAAACTTGTTTTAAAGAAACAAAAAAAGAACTATTAGAAGAATATGGCAACTAAAAAACTCATAATAGAAGCGGAAGTAAAGACCGACCAATTAGATAAAGCGGTACAGAAATTAGGTCAACTTAAAGATTTAGGTAGGGGTCTTAAAATCCAATATGATATTGATGGGAAACCATTGGATGTTATTATTGATAAGTCAAAAAATCTACAACAACAGTTTAAACTTGTTACCGCTGAACTTAAAAGAACGAAGGAAGGAACAGCAGAATTTGCGTTATTGGCTAAAACACAAGCTAATATTCAAGATGGTTTAGCACGAACTAAAGCAAAATCAGGTGACTTATTAACTTCATTACAGTTATTACCTGGTCCTGTCGGTGAGTTTGCAAGTAAATTAAATGGTGCTATTGCGTTATTAAAAACATTTACATCATTTAGTTTAAAAGATTTAAGGTTCCAATTTAAAGAAACTATCAATGATATTACAGATGTTATTGATAATGTTTTTGGGTTAAATAAAGCAATAAGTGATACTGGTAAGATTGGAGCTAAAGGAATAAGTGAAGCTGGTAAGATTGGTGCTAACGCTAAAGATGCTGGTGCAACAACACTTAATACTGGTGCTGAAAAACTTAATACTGCTGCAATTGCTGAAAATACAAAAGAACAAGTATTAAATTCAGGTGCTAAATTAGAGGATGCTAATGACACTCAAATTAATAGTTTAGCGGTTGATAAAAATACTTTATCAAATATTGAAAATAATATAATTATTAGTAAATCAAGATTAGAATTTTATAAAAATTCAATTGCTAAATCAAATGCAGCGATTGCAACAGGTGATTTAACTGCAGCAACTTTATTAGAAACTGATGTATTATTTCAAGAATCACTTGCACAAAAAATTAATACATTAGAAACCGAAAAGAATATTTTAGTTACTAAAATATCTACAACACAATCTGAATTAGATGCCGCAGCTAAAACAGGACAAGCTGTCGCAACAAACGCTGCTACTACTGCAATGACAAGATTTGTTGCAATTATAACATCCGTATATACCGCAATAACAGGTATTGTTGCACTCATTGGTATTTTTGCTTATAAGTATTATCAACTTGCAACAGCGACTACCGCAGCAGAAGAAGCGACAAAAACATTTAAAGAAACTTTATTAAAAGGTGCAACTGCCGCAGAAGAAGCAAAAAATAAAATTATAGAGGTAGGTGTTGCGTTTGAACAAGCAAAAACAGGTGCAATATCAAAAAAGAAAGCGTTAGAAACTTATAATGAAGTATTAGGTGGTACAATAGGTAAAGCGGATACATTAGCAGAAGCTGAAAAACTATATAAGAATAATACTGAAAATTACATTAAAGCAACAGGATTAAGAGCACAAGCACAAGAGTTATTTAGAATTGCGGCACAAAAGTCAGCGGAAGCAGTAACCGCAGAACAAGTAGGATTTTTTAGTTTTGATAGAAAATTAGGAGAAAGTTATGATGATGAATTAAAACGTAGAAGACAGAAATTAACTGACACTTCAGAAGAAATTAGAAAGAAAGCAAGTGATTTATTAAAAGAAGCGGGTAGTTTAGAAACAGGGTATAAACCAACAGTAACAAAAGGTCCTGATAAAGCTAAAATTGAGAATGATAATAAAGCAGCTGCTGCGTTATTACTTAAACTTCAACAAGAGAATAGTGTTAATATATTAAATGAGGAAAGGAAGAAACAGGATGCACAGTTAAAGATAGATAAACAAAATGAGGAAAGAGAGGTTAATAATCTTAAATTATCAAAAGATAAGGAAGAATTAAGAGCTAAATTACTTGAACAAATCAGGGTAAAATATGGTGTAAAAGTAATTGAATTAAATAAGAAAAGACAAGAGGAAGATAATAAGTCATTTGATGAAAGTCAAAAGAAGATAAAAGAATATAATGATAAGGTATTTGAGATAATGAACGCTGCTGATGAAAGTGAGATAGGAAGAAATAAAGCAACATTAGAACGTAAATATGCTGATGATGTTGCAGCACTACAAAAGGACACAGAATTTCAAAAACAATCAAAAATAGAACAAGAAAGAATAATAACACTATTAGAGAAAGCAAAAAATCAGGCTCTTCAAAAGTTAGATGATGATGATGCACAGAATAAAAGGGATAAAAATTTAAAGAGATTAGATGATGAGTTAAAGTTCTTACAGATTAGAGGTGATGCGTTAATAGAAGGAACAAAATCATTCTATAATAATCAACGAGCAATACTTAAAGCGGCTGAACAGAAAGAATTTGCTGATTTGGAAGATAGAGCAATAAAAGAAAAACTTACAGAACAACAAATTGCGGATGCAAAAGAGGAAATTAGAAAGAAATATCTAAAAATGGCTAAAGATATTACTAAACAAGAATTACAAGACCTTTTACAAGCAGCACAAGCTACATTAGGTGTGGCTCAAACTATCGCTCAAGACATTGGAAAGGTTGCTCAAATAGAACAACAAGTTGCAATGGAAGAAGCAACTAAAAGGTATATCAAACAAAATGAACTTGATAAAAAGACAATTACCAATCAAGAACAACTTGAAAAGAAATTAATAGAAAATAAAAAGAAATTTGCACAGGAAGAAGATGATATAAAGAGAAAGGCGTTTGAGGAGAATAAGAAAATACAAATTGCTCAAGCAATTATTGCTACATTACAATCAGCAGTAGGTGCGTTCTCATCTCTTATTGCAATACCTATTGTAGGACCTGTATTAGCACCAATAGCAGCGGCTTCCGCTTTAGTTTTTGGTTATAAACAAGTTGCTGCAATTAAAAGGACACAATATCAATCATCACTTGAGTTAAGTGAATCGGAATCTTCAGGAGGAGCAGGAGGAGGAGCATCATGCAAACCTAATTACGGTAAAAACTACGCTGATGGTGGATTGATAGGTGGAAAGAGACACGCTCAAGGTGGAACAATGATTGAAGCGGAACAAGGTGAAGCAATCATGACACGTGGTGCGGTTACACAATTCGCTCCATTATTATCATTAATGAACCAAGCGGGTGGTGGAACATCATTCAATTCAAACTTAATGACCACAAGACAGGATAATCCAATATTATCAAATCCAGCACAAGAACAAGCACCATTAATTGTAAAAACTTATGTGGTGTCACAGGAATTAACAACTGAAGCACATAAACAAGCAAGATTGAAAAATCTATCAACCATTTAATTCCAACTAACAAAAATTTATATTTAATATTATGATTAAGAAAGATAAAGTATATGAACTAAAAATAGAAGAAGATGATGATATATCAGGTATTGATAGTATATCCCTTGTTGACGAACCAGCAATTGAGATTAATTGGATGTATTTCAGTAAGGAAAAACCTCATGAATTTCATATCCCTGATGGCGAAGACAATAAATATTTAGATAAATTAGTTTCAATTGCTCAAAACGAACAAGACCTTTTTGATGAAGGATGGGTTGTTTCTAAAATAACACCATTCGGTAAAGAAGATTTTATCACTGCACCAGACCCAAACGGTCCATCATCAGAAAATGAAAAGGAATATAGAGTTAGATATAAGTATGTATTAAATCCTCAAGCACAATCACCATCAATTATTCCAACAACAAGAGATTTTTGTAGAGAATTAATTCAAAAGAATTATGTATGGAGATTGGAAGATATGGATGCTCTAACCAACGATGAAGGTGATAGTGCTTTAGTATGGCGTGGAGGGTATAATTGTCGTCATTTATGGGCTCGTATTGAATATTCATATGAATATCCAATTAGAAATAAGGCGTCCGTAAATAGGGGTAAGATTGACCCACAAGCACCATTGGACACAAGGGTATTAGGATTGGAACAACCATCAACAGTAGTTCCTGCGTGGCCTTCATTTAGTAAGGTAAAAATGGAAAGTGTTTCTGATTATCCTGAAAGTGTTAAGAATAACGCAAAAGCGGTATTGAAATATGTAGATGAAAATGGATGGGGTTCTTGTGGAACGAGCGTTGGAAAAATTAGAGCCTCACAGCTCGCTAATGGTGAACCTATTAGTGAAGACACAGTTAGAAGAATGTATAGTTATTTATCACGTCATAAAGTAGATTTAGATAGTAGTAAAAGTTATGATGATGGATGTGGTAAATTAATGTATGATAGTTGGGGAGGTTTATCCGCTTTAAGTTGGGCTGAAAGTAAAGTTAATTCATTTGGTAAATTTGAAGTAGGTGTACCACATTATACAGAAGATGGTAAATTATACGAAGGTCCTACACATAAAGATGCTGATGGTAGATTAATGACAGGTGAAGTTCATACAGAAGATAGTGTTTATCTATATCACGAAGATGAATTAGGTTATGATGTTGGAACGATAGGTGGTTTTGAAGACCCTAATATCAAAAAGAAAAAGAAGAAAGACCAAAAGTTTGCAATAGATAGTGAAGAAAAACGTACAATAGTTGGACCAGCAATGGTTCCTGATTTACGTATCCCAAGAAAAGATAATGACGGAAATAAATATGAAGTTTATTTTAGTTCAGAAACTATCAAAATGATAGCGGACAAATATATGAAGAACCAATATACTCGTAATAACGATTTGATGCACGATGGCACAGCTGTAAAAGATGTATATGTTGTTGAGAGTTGGATTAAGGAAGATGATAATGATAAGTCCTCAAAATATGGTTATGGTGATTTACCTATTGGAACTTGGTTTGTTGCAATGAAATGTGCTAAAACTCCTGAAGGTGATAAGGTTTGGGAGATGGTTAAGTCAGGTGAACTTGCTGGTTATTCTGTAAGTGGATGGTTTGAAGAAATTGCTGCGTTCTGTAGAGAGGAAATGTTTTTACAGAAAGTAGTAGAGATATTGAAGAAATATTAAAATAATTTGGGAATATATATGGAATTATATATTTAGTAATAGAATTAATAAATAAACAAAAAAACAAATAGATTATGTCTAATCCAAAAACCGCTATCAACGAAATTAAGAAATTAATGGTTCAGTTCGGTTTCATGACGGAAGAAGCAACTCCATTGTCTTTTAAATTAGAAGATGACACTATCATCAACACCGAGAAATTGGAAGTTGGTAAATCAGTTAGTAAAATCAATGAAGCGTTTGAAGCGGTAGCTTTAGAGGATGGTTCATATAAATTAAAAGAGAATTTTGAGATTGAAGTTTCTAACGGTGAAATTACTGCAGTTAAAGAAATATTCGTGGAAGCAAAATTGAAAGATGGTACTGTTGTTAAGGTTGAGGGTGATAGTTTGGCTGAAGGTGCTGCTGTAAAAGTAATTACCGAAGAAATGCCAGACGGTATTGCTGCTCCTGATGGGGTACATATGTTAGAAGACGGTTCTGAAGTTGAAACTAAAGATGGTATTATTGTTTCTGTAAAATCACCTGAAGGTATGATGGATGGTGAATCAGACCCAATGCCTGAAGATAGTGTTGATGCAGGTGACCCAATTCAAGTAGAATTGATGAAGATGTTAAGAGATTTTATCTACCAATGTGGTGAAAAAATGTCTCAAATGGAAACTAAAATGGAAGCTATGAACAATGAGTTTAGTGCTTTCAAATCAGAACCAGCAGGTAAAAAAATATCTGATGGTAAAACGGAATTTAATAAAATATCTGGAGAAAGTGCTGACGATAAATTCAACGCACTTATGGCTTTCAGACAAATTAATAAAAAATAATTAAAAAACAAAACGAATTAAAAATGAAAATTTATTCAAAAGACGAATTTAGTTATGTAGTAAGTTCAATCACTGGTTTTACAGACCAATCTTCTACTGAAATTATAGCTAAAGCTCTTATCGGAGCAACAACCCCCGCAAATACTACTGTAAAGTTAGGCATCCGCGGTACACAACAAATCCAATTGTTAAATTCAGCACCAGCTTTCCAAACAGGAGAGTGTGGATGGAGTGCAAGTGGTACAACAACTTTTACTCAAGTAAGTTTAGCTTCTCAACATGAGAGAATTAACGAAGAATTATGTTTCCAACAATTATGGGATACATATCAATCATTGTTATTACCTCCAGGTCAAGATCCTGAAACAGTACCATTCCTTGATGGTATTATTGATTTGAAAGTAAAACAAATTCAACAACGTATTGAACAAAAATTATGGTTAGCAACTACCGCTGGTGGTGACGCTTACAATGGTTTCAATTACTTAATTGCAACAGGTCAAACTTCAGTTGCTAATTCAACTGGTACAACATTCAGTTCAAGTGCGGCTTACGGTTCAGCAGGTAACCCAATTACAGAAGTAGATAAATTAATTTCTGTTTTATCTGATGACGCTTTAGTGTTTGATGATTTAGTAGTGTTTATGTCTTACTCTAACTTTAGATTGTATAATCAAGCGTTAGTGAAAGCAAACTTCTTCCAAAATTATATTGGTACAACTAACGTAACAAACAACATGAGTGCAGTTCACCCATCTACTAACGTGAAAGTATTACCTACATTAGGTTTGGCAGGTAGTGGTAAAGTTATAATTGGACCAGCACAATATATGTTCTGTGGATTTGACTTAATGTCAGACCATGAGAAGATGGATGCGTTTTGGTCAAGAGATTTTGACGTATTAAAATTACGTGCTAATTACTCTTATTCAGCAGCAATTGCTTCTTTCGCAGGAATTAACTACTTCGCTACTAACAATATAGCTTAAACAAATTAAAAAAACTAAAGGGGTGAAAGTCCCCTTTATAAAAACAAAAAATTAAATATATACAATATGTCATGTTTTATTAGTTCAGGAGCCGCATTGGGTTGTTCAGATTCAATCGGTGGAGTGAAAAAAATATATGTTGCAGGTCAATCAGGTTTTACATCTGGTTACACTTACAACGCTGATGGTGCTGTAACAGGTGCTACAGATTCTGGTGATGTTACTTTATATGGTTTTGAATTGAAAAGAAATACAAGTTCATATGTACAGACAACAACCAAGTCATACGAAAATGGAACCGTGTATTTTGAACAACTTTTAACAGCTGTTTTATTCAAATACGACCAAGAAAAAAGGAACCAATTAAAAGTTTTAAGTCAAAACGATAATTTACAAATTTTAGTTATTGACCAAAACGATACGGTGTACGTAATGGGTCAAGTTAATTACGCTTATCTATCAGGTGGTGACGCAAACACAGGTTTAGCGTTAGGTGATAGAAACGGATTTAACTTACTATTTACAGCACAAGAAAATGAACCAAGTAGAGTGTTAGAAGCACCAGCAGGATATTCAGGAACAACTCCTGAAGCCTTAATTGCTGCTGTATTTACACAATCTACAATAGATGGTTAATTGAAATGTTAGTCCTAAAGGACAATTTCTATATCTTCCAAAAAGAAAAGAGAGGCTTTATGCCTCTTTTTTTTTAAATATACCTTTCCAATTTGATTTTTTTTATATTTAGTTATATATGATATTATTAAATAAGGGTCAAGTTAATGAATTGGTGTTAAACATCAACAATAACTCAAGAACCGACTTTTCGGGATATACACTTACTTTTTTAAACATCTTATCACAAGAGGTTAAATCTTATACTATTAGTACAGCAGACCCATTAGAGTTTGCTGAAAATATTAGGTATTGTGAAATTACATTAGATTTTACTGTTGATGATTTAAACTACGAGGGACAATATCAATTAGAAATTTTTGGTAATGGTACCACATTGGTATATACAGGTATGGCAAGATTATTAGGTACGACTGAAATAGGAAATACATTTACACAATATATTTCACCTGATGAGGATAATTCTAATTATATTTATATTCAAGAACCACCACCTCCATCACCAAGTCCAACTCCTACACCAAGTATAACACCGACCAATACTGTTACACCAACTCCTACTAATACGGTTACTCCTACACCAAGTATAACACCTACTAATACTGTTACACCAACACCAAGTATTACACCAACTAATACTCCTACACCAACAATTAGTTTAACACCTACTAATACTGTTACACCAACACCTACAAATACTGTTACACCAACACCTACAAATACTCCTACAAATACAAATACTCCTACTCCAACAGGAACACCAACTAATACTCCTACACCAACACCAAGTAATACTCCTCTTGTTAATTATCAATTTATATATTCAATGATTTTAGATGATTATTCTAATAGACAAGCAAGAATTACAAATTATACAATACAAACTGATGTAGGAACATATACACTTCCTGTTACAATTAATGGTACAGAACCATTTACATATACCTCATCAATTTATCCAGTTAATTTGGTTAGTACATCAGGTTTTGTTAGTGTTTATAGAGATATATGTAGACCAGCAGGTTTAAATTATTCACTTCAATATTCTACAGTTAATATATATATTAATGGAATTTTAGTTGGAACAGAACTTTTTGCTGGAGGTCAAAATCCTACTAGTTGTCCTACAGTTGTTGGAAGGTCAGTTAATGTAAGTATAGGAGTAATAAATTTGGGGGATAATGTAATTATTGAATGGATAGATACAGATTAAATATATAAAAGAATAATATGAGTGAAGAAAAACAAAAATACCAATTAAGTAGAGCACAATTTACACAACAACCATTACTACCAATCTTTTCTGAAGTTTTAAACAGATTAGATTATGTATTATATGGTGAAGGTAATATCATGCCTCAATACCTAATCAGTAGATATAATAACTGTGCAATTCATAAAGCAATTGTAACATCAAAAAAAGAACAGATAATGGGTGATGGTATTGTTTCATTAAACAATCCAATGGCTACAATTTATCTTATTAACGATAAGGAAAGAATGGATGAAGTGTTTGAGAAATGTGCGTTAGATTTGGTTCTATTTGGTGGGTTTGCTTTAAATGTTATTTGGAGTAGAGATAGAAAAACTATTGCTGAAATATACCACATTGATTTTAGTAGATTAAGAAGTGGTAAGATTAATCCTGAAAGTGATAAGATTGAAAGATATTATTATTCTGCTGATTGGACTAATATTAAAAAGTTCCCTGTTACAGAATATGATGCGTTTAGTCAAGAAGACGGAAGACCATCTCAAATATATTATTACAAACAATATTCACCATCACAGTCATACTATCCACACCCTGATTATTCAGGTGCTTTAGCTGCAATTAATATTGACGTACAGATTAAAGAGTTTCACTCAAATAATTTAATGAATGGTATGATGCCTTCATTATGGATTAATATGAATAACGGACTACCAGGTCCTGAAGAACAACGTTTAGTAACAAGAGCGTTAGAGAGTCAATTTACAAGTGTCAATAACGCTGGTAGACCAATTATATCATTCAACGAAAGTAAGGAGTTAAGTCCTGAAATTACACAAATTGCAACATCAGGTAATGACCAATACTATTCACAAATTTATGATGATATTATAAGAACAATCTTATCAGGTCACAGAATATCAAGTGGAGAATTATTTGGTATTAGTACAGCAAACAAATTAGGATCAAAAGATGAGATTGATACACATATTACTTTCATCCGTAAATCAGTAATACAACCATATCAAAAACAATTATTAGGTGTATTTGATAAATTAGTTACAATGAAATTTGGAACACCAACAACTTTTGAAATTAAACCAATGTCTATATATGAAACAGGTGATGTAAATGAATCACCTTTAGTTGTAGATAAACCAGAAACCCCAACACAAATATAATATGGCAAACGTTTTACTCGTAAGTGAAAATAAATTAAAGGCGTTCACAAATGTGAATAAGAATGTTGATATGGACACAATACGTGCGGAGATAGGTATTAGTCAAGATATTCAATTACAACCATTATTAGGAACTTTATTTTATAACCAACTATTATCTAAAGTAAGTTCAACAGGTAATACTTTTACAAATGATGAATTAACATTGGTGAATGATTATATTAGTCCATACCTTATACAAGTAAGTTATTACGAAATGATTCCACATATACATTTCAGAACAATGAACGTAGGTATAGTTAAAGCTGGTGCTGTTGATGGTGGTAGAGATGGTGTTGATATTGAGACAATGAAATATCTTCGTACAATT